ATGGATTTGACAGCGTAAGAGCTGTTCTGTATACCCCCAACAGCCATCTGAACATTATCTCCCCTGTTAAGATGGTATACACCTATGCTCTTATCTTTCTTATCATCAAGCTTTCCACAATATACATGGTCATCAGCCGCTATTCCAAGACCTGCTATAAGGTCTCTCACATCACCTATTCCTAACATCCTAACATCACAACCCCGCATTCTTTTTATAAAACTTTCCAAATGCTTTAGGTGCAAGATTCTGCTTCTTACCACCTTTCATGTAGTCATCAAGCCATCTGCCTTTAGCATTCGCATTTCCTTCATGTTTCTTGCCTTTATCATCAGTCCACGGTGTCTGATGGAAATTGTATTCTGGATGATAATACAGCCTTCTGGCGTATGGTGTACTAGACACAAGATATGCTTTTCCCTGACCTATATCAGATAAATCAACAAATGTGCTTTCATTCTGTAATGCACCTGTATCCCTCGGTATAACCTGGCTCTGAACGACATCTGTATGTATTGCTTCTGCTGTCTGTACTAATGACACCTGTGCTGCTGCCGTAAGCTTCCTTACCATAGGCATATTAAGCTTAACTGTAGACTTAACATTCTTCGCCATTACATCACATCCAATCTTACATAATTAACCGTACCATCCGGATTACGGCACTTCGTACCCTTGTATATATGCCTTGTTACACCGAACACCGTTATATCACCTTTAGTAATAACAGGAAGATCCGGTGCAATATCTCCTGGTATCAAAGCACATCCTTCAAGCTTTATAAGCACCTTTTCTACTGTTAATTCTGTCTTACCGCTGTCCTGATAGTTACATAAGCCATCCCATATAACAGGCTCAAGAGGCTCTCCATAGACATTCCTGCCTTCTTGCGTTATCTCAAGGTGTATCTCTGTCTTACACATGCTCTTTAATATTAAACATGGGTACTTCATACTCACACCCCCAGACTTAAACAACACAAACCTGTCTGACAAAGTATCTGGTATGTATCGCGTTTTACAGCAATTCCATTCTGTACAAGAACATTCCAACTGCTGCCAAACTGCATAGATACTCCATTTAGAGAATAATTCTGTAAGACACAATTAATCATGTCCTCATTCTCATATTCAAAATCAGCCATCTCACAACACACATCTATCAGTATGCCCTGCTGGAACTCTGTCAGATTATTAAATCCTCTTGATGTTATACGATTAAAAGTAAGCGAGTCGATATGCCGACTCGCCTGTTTTAATCTTCGTTCTATCTGCTCATCCGGGATAAGTCTATGTTCACTAAGGTACTGCTC